AGCGTGAACAACGTATTATCCGTTCTGCATCATCATTCCTTGAGATTTATGGTTACGATTTAAAAAGACATACTGAGATTGTTGATTCGATTGAACACCTGAAGTATGTTACTAAAACGTGTGGTGTGGATTATGAGTAAGAAATCTATTTTACTTATTGATGTTGATAGTCAGATACCCAATTTAGCGTTGATGAAATTATATTCCTATTTTAATAACAAAGGGTATCATATTGATTTTAAGAAGTTAAATCGCTCCTATTTTAGTAGACACAATGAGAAAATTATCATTGATGCTTCTGATTACGAAAAGGTATTTGTTTCGATTATTTTTAGTAACAACAAGAACATTGTAAAGGTAGAGAATTGTGATGATGTGGTTTATGGTGGTGTTGGTTATGATTACACCATCAAACTTCCTGAAGAAATTGATTGTCAAAAGGAAGATTACTCGATATATCCCGACAGTAAATATTCATACGGATTCATTACAAGGGGTTGCATAAGGAATTGTGAGTTTTGCATTGTTCCGAAGTCTGAAGGTAGAATTTACAAATATAAAAACATTGATGATATTATTCAACATAAACAGGTTAAATTCCTTGATAATAATATACTTGCTTACAAAGACCATGAAAGTATATTACAGGAACTTATTGATAAGAAAATTAGATGTCAGTTCAACCAGGGATTAGATATTCGTCTTATAAATGATAGCAATGCACTACTCTTGAGTAAATTAAATTATATTGGTGAGTATATCTTTGCATTTGATGATGTTAAAAATAAGAAGGTAATTGAGAATAAATTAGCGATTGTAAAGAAATACATTACAAGCGACTGGAGATTAAAATTCTATCTTTATTGTCACCCATCGATGGATATTAAAAACGATGTTGTTTACAGAGTTGAATGGTGCAGAGAAAATAAAGTATTACCTTACTTGATGCGTAATAGATCATGTTGGGATTCTGATTATAAAGGGTTTTATAATGATTTGTGTGCGTGGTGTAATCAACCTCATTTATTTAAGAAATTGACATTTGAAGAGTTTATGAAAAAAAGAACAAAAAATGTAAATCGTATTGAAACAAATATAAAATTGTATAATGGTATTGATGTTGATGAACAAGTAAAATGGTGGTAATTGAAATGCTGTTCAATCTAATATATAATGGTGTTTGATTATGTTACGTGAAACAACACTTGAAGGTGTAATTGATAAGGAATTAGTTGCAATAGAGCGTATTAAACAGTATGAACCAGAAGAAGGTTATTATGTTGCATTTAGTGGAGGGAAAGATAGTATTGTGGTTTATGATCTTGTAAAACGTGCAGGTGTTAAATATGATGCACATTTTAGTGTAACTACTGTTGATCCACCAGAAGTTTTACAATTTATTAGAAATTATTATCCTGAAGTTGAATGGCATTATCCAAGAAATTCAATGTTTAGATTGATTAAAGATAAAAGAATGGTTCCAACCAGGATGTTTAGATTTTGTTGTGCAGAATTAAAAGAAATTGGTGGTGCAGGTAGGACAGTAGTTGTTGGTGTGCGTAGACAAGAATCATCAAAAAGACGTAATAGACCAATTTATCATGAATCTAAACGTCAAAAAGGAAAGATGTTTCTCAATCCAATAGTTGATTGGTCTGAAGATGAAGTATGGGAATATATACATAAATATAATTTGCCGTATCCTTGTCTTTATGATGAAGGCTATAAACGCATTGGATGTATTATGTGTCCATTGCAAGGGACAGAGGGTATGTTAAAAGATAAAGAACGGTATCCAAAATATTATAATGCTTATTTACTTGCTATAAAAAAGATGATGGAAATTAAAAGGGCGCGTGGTGAAGTAATTAAACAGGGTGATACTCCTGAAGAATTTATGGATTGGTGGATATACGGCAAAAAAAGACAAGTAGTTGACTGTAATAATGCATGGTGGTGATCTAAGTGCCGTTCAATTTAATGAAACAGATTATCAGTAAGGAGAAAGTATATCCTGCCTTTCTTACGGGCAAGGAATACATGCTCCTACGCATTTACTCACAGGATATGATGCACCTGGAAGAAGCGGATAAACTTAATCAATATTTATTCAAGATCAATCCTATAATCTTTCGTGGATTGTTACTCTTACATGCGCAACAGTTGAATCGTGTTCCTACCTGGATACGTAAGGATAAGGTAAAGAGGGACAAGTTAGATTCTCTACTCGATACTTATTACGAGAAAACATCAAGTGCGCTTGAGATGAGTAAAAGAGAATTTGATGAATATGTCCCACTCATTAAGATGCACGTAAGCGACAAGGAAACCATGAAAACATTACTCATGGAAATGCAAGCGGATGAACAAATGTTCAAGAAACAGAAGGTTGAACTTACAATGCCCGATAAGACGCGCATTGAACAATCAAAGAAATCACATCAATGCAATTCTCTTGATTACTTCTTTTAACTCTTTTTTCAATTCAATAAGTTTATAACCCCACAAAATATAATCATTATGTATGATTATAACCGAAGCAATAGGGGATTCTATTATCATTCGTGGTCGGGATGAACACGGTGAGCGTTACGAGCAACGTATCAATCATTTCCAACCTTATTTTTACGTGCCACGACAAAACATTGTAGGAGAAACCTACTATTCTCTGTTTGGTGAGACATTACAGCGTATTACGTGTGTCAATCAGAAAGATTATAGGGACAATAAGAAGTTGTATAAGAACACGTATGAGGCTGATGTTCCTTCCACTACAAGATATTTGATTGATAATTACTATCAAACAGGTATTGAAAGCGAAACGATTAGGATATGTTTTTTTGATATTGAAACGGATGGAATACCTAATATCACAAAGGCAGATACTATGATTACTTCCATTGCTGCCTATGATAATTTCCGTAACCTCTACTATTGTTTTACGGTTGCACCTGATGGAAAAGTCAGTAAGAACAAATACACGCGTAAGATTCAGTTTGATGGAAATGAAGTTGAAGCACGTGTGTTCATGTTCACTACTGAAAAAGAAATGCTCAATAAATTCCTTACCTTTGTGCAGCAGTTAGATTTTGATCTTTTTCTTGCCTGGAACGGTGATAGATTTGATTACCCTTATCTATTTAACCGCATGAAGGCGTTGAGAATTAATCCACGTTTGTTGTCTCCCATTAAACAAATGAGTAAGGGTTATGGAGACATGGCAGACAAACCACGATGTAGAATCTGGTTGGATTTAATGGTTTGTTACAGAAAACTGTCTACGCAAGAGATGGAATCATACTCCCTGGAATACATTTCACAAAAAGAGTTAGGTGTAGGGAAAATAGAACATGAAGAGAAGTTTCAAGACTTTTGGCGTAACAACCTTGACAAGTTCATTGAGTATAATATCAAAGATGTCTACCTTATGGTAAAGATTGAAGAGTCAAAGGGGATTGTCAAATACTTTGATACCATTCGTCGCTTTACCTTTTGCAGTTGGTATGATGTATTCTACAACAGTAAGGTGCTGGATTGTTTCTTCTTACTCAAGGCTAAGGAGTATGGTATTGTCCTGCCTACTACTCGTAAGCAGAAGGATTACGAGAAGATTACAGGCGCTATTGTCATTACACCAACGGTAGGAGTCCATCAGAATGTTGCTGTGGGTGATGTGCGCTCTCTGTATCCTACTGCTATTCTTACGTGTAACATGTCACCTGAAACGATTGTTACTGATGTAACAAAATGTAACAAATATGTGCAGGTAGATGATGTTTACTTTAGTTTAGACAAGCGCGGTTTCATTCCGCGTGTAGTGGAAGATTTGTGGAACTTACGACAGGAGTTTAAAAATAAGCGTGACACCTTTGAACTTGGTTCACATGATTACGAGATGTGGGATACTATTCAGACCGTGTGTAAGTTCTTACTCAATTCAGTGTATGGAGTGATGCTTGCACCACATTTCAGGTTGTTTACACGAGATATTGGTAAGTCTATTACTTACTTCGGTAGGAGAACTAATTTGTGGATGCAGGAAAAGATAAAAGAGAGAGGACATAATATAGTGGCCGGGGACACTGACGCTTGCATTTTCGATTTAAAGAGTA